TAACCTGTACCAGTACTGTTGGGATACTAACTGTGTTCAGTCTGATAACTGTGAGGCAGATGATGTGGTATCTATCTGGGCTACTGAAGCTGAGCAGATGGGTACTTCCTTTGTCATAGCTCATGTGGATAAGGACATTGACATGGTACCGGGGTGGCACTATAACTTCAACAAGAAGACTCTGTATCATACCGATGCAGACCAAGGCCACTACCTCCTATGTAAACAACTACTGACCGGAGATGCCTCAGATAATATCAAAGGTATTAAAGGTGTAGGTCCTAAGACAGCAGAGAAGTTGCTGAAGGATGTACCAACGGAAGGTATGCTTGATGTGGTTCGTAAGGCATGGCGTGATAAACATCCACGAGAGTGGAAGGAAAAGCTACAGTTATGCTTCAACCTAATCTATATGCGTAGGAAGTGGGATGACTTTCGTGAAATGACTATTGAAGAAGTTTATGGAGAGGGTAACTTACGATGATAGATTTTGATGATGTTGGTGAAACTACTAAGAGTGAAAGCGAATACACTATTGGCCTTAATAGGCTAAGTGATTTTGAAAAGTATGCATTTAAAGAGTACACTAATCACCACGGTAGAGAGCCAGATGCTTTAGACCTTACAGCTTGGATTAAAGATGTGGGTATTGAGTGTGTGATCTTCTGGTTAGATGACAGACATTATGAAATGACTGAGACACTGAGGCATTTAATAGATGAAGACAGAATCTAAACTAGTAGTTGATCCCTCTGAAGGATGGCGTTATGGATTCCCTAAGGCTGCACCGAAAGGCTACATGAAGATGTCATGGGAAGATAAAAAGAAGTGGTACATAGAGCAGGGTTACCCAGCAGAAAAGATTGAAGAGCTAGGTAACTTCTTCTATGTAAGTATGTGGCACAAAGGAGATGACCAGCATGACTATTAAACAAGACTTGGGCCACTGGAGTTACAGTGGTCCGCCCTTTAATCCTGATGATTACTTTGGATTTATATACTTGATTACATGTAGCTGCCCTGATGATCCAAAGAGATACATCGGACGTAAGCAATTCCATATGTACCGCAAAGGTAAGGATAGAGTTATCTCTAACTGGAAGAAGTACACTAGCTCCTCTAAGCATATCAATAAAATGATAACAGACTTGGACAGTGACCTCTTTACATTCGAGATACTACAACTGTTTGAAACTAGAGGTGGGTTATCTGCAGGGGAAGTCAAGGTCCAATGGGACTTAGATGTACTGACGGAGAAGTACCCCGATGGTACACCTGTGTTTCTTAACAGACAGATAGGTGCAATTAAATTCATACCTAAGGAAGAAGTAAATCATGATACAAGACAACGACTCGAAAGAATCTCCTCTGGAATTAGAGAAGAGTGGGAAGACAAGAAAGCTATCGAGGATGGAGAGAAAGAAGAAGTCACAACAGAAGAGAAGGTCGATAAAGAATCTTAAAGAAGAGCGGTGGTCCTAATGAGTAAAGATAGATTTGTTGGGCACGTAGCCTGTAAACATTGTGGTTCATCCGATGGTGTCGGTATGTATTCCAATGGTGTAGGTAAGTGTTTCGTCTGTGATAAAATTACATTTGAGAAAGAAAGAGAATATACTATGCAAGAATCCCATACCCCTAAGAAAGAAGACATCAGAACAATTGATTCCTATGACACCCGTGGTGTACAGGAACGTGGTATCACTAAGCAAGTATCAGCACACTACAACATGCGTGTATCCTACAATGCTGACGGTACCATTGAGTCTCACTACTACCCGTACACTAAGAAGGGGAAGACCTCAGCTTACAAGGTACGTAACTTACCTAAGGACTTCCGGGCCAAGGGTGATATGGATGGCATAGAACTATTCGGACAGTCAACGTTCCCTCAGGGTGGACGTAGCCTTGTAATCACAGAAGGTGAGTTGGATGCTATGGCAGTAGCTCAAGCATTCCTACTTCAGAATAAAACTATCTACCCTGTAGTATCACTACCTTCATCAAGTAACCTTAAGCCCCTCGTAGCTAACCGTGAGTGGGTACGGTCCTTTGATACAGTGGTACTTATGTTTGACCAAGACGAGGCAGGTGAGAAAGCTGTAGAGCAAGCAGCTAAGATCATTGGTTGGGATAAGGTTAAGGTAGCACACCTAGCAGAGAACGATCCATGTGATACATTGATTAAGCATGGGCACCGTGGGCTAGTCACTGCCTTCTGGAATGCTCAACCCTACTCACCTGCTAGTGTTGTACGTGGTGAGTCTATCTGGGAAGAGTTTACTAAACGTAAGCAAGTCAAGTCAGTACCCTACCCTCCGTGCCTATCAGGTCTCAACGATAAGCTTGAGGGTATGCGTCAAGGTGAGATTACTTTGTTCACCTCAGGCACAGGTAGCGGTAAGTCAACGATGATTAAAGAGATCATCATGCAACTCAAGGATGAGACAACAGATAACATAGGTGTAATATCACTGGAAGAATCTATTGGTGATAGTGCACAGAAATTCATACAGATGTTTACCGGAGAGGAACCCGATGAAGAAGAAGAGAGAAGAGCGTTTGATAAAGTCTTTGGGGATGGCCGTATTGTTATGCTTGATCACAACGGCTCTGTATCTGATAGCTCTCTTATAGACCAGATAGAGAACCTTTGCTTGTTGGGATGCAAGTACTTGGTACTAGACCACATCACCATTGCTGTGTCAGAAGGTGCTGATGGTAAGACAGGTAACGAAGCCATTGACTCAGTGATGTCAGGGCTACTTAAGATTGTAAAGAAGCATGACGTATGGTTGGGTATCATCTCACACCTACGTAAGTCTATGGGTAAATCATTTGAGGAAGGACACCTAGCATCTATTGATGACATTAAGGGTTCAGGTTCTATCAAACAGATTAGCTTTGACATCATCACCTTTGCTCGTAACCTAGTTGCACAGAATGAAGATGAACGTAACACCATACAACTGCGGGTACTCAAGTCCAGATTCACGGGGCTTACGGGTGACTGTGGTTCAGCTTACTATGACCAGAAGACTAAACGTTTGAAGGGTCAAATGGATTTCTTAGACTACAAGCCTGGAGCGTAGATGACTAATGCTATACACCAAGTAGCTGAGTACATAAGAAGTAACAGGTACGGTTCCAAAGGAAGGAACCATGCCGGTATCTCCTTGTTGAACAGACACCTTGAGTATGGGGTAGACCACGAGGAACTAGTTGTGGCTGCAGTACAAGCAGCTCAATCAGTATTCCTTAGGTCCCGTAGGGCTAGCAACAAAGCATTCAAGCTTACTGCTACGTCTACCTCAATCGGGTTGGCTGTTGTGTCAAGGATTGGTATCGTGAATAGCACATACACTGAGTTGTTTTCTGTCGGTGATCTATTCATTGAAGCTTTCTTACAGCTCAAGTACATAGAGATAGAGCGTGAGTACGAGGGGTATCGTGCCCCATACGTAATATACTTAACAGAAAGATGGGAGGACTTAGGAGATATACCACCATGCTACGAAGGTTCTACCCTACTTGGTACTAGCTTCCGTAGATTCCCTAACATAGAGAAGCTAAGGAACCCTATAACCAAGAGGCCGTACATCAAACGTATGACCTCTGACAGGGACTTTAGCCAATGCCTTGACCAACCCTTTGTCAAAGCGTTAGAGAAGCTACAGCAGGTACCATGGAGGCTTAACGTAGGGTTAGTGAAAGCCTTAAGGGATAACGTAACAAAGTTCATAGATATGGAAGACAAGTCTGACAAGGGCAGGTCTAAGCGTATCGAGATGAAGTTCATACTCAACAAAGCTAGGGCTATAGGTGACAAGGATTTCTATCAGGCAGTTGAATGTGACTACCGTGGTAGGGTGTACTACACCGAACCTTTCCTTAACTTCCAAGGGTCTGACTTATCCAAGGGACTCTTTGAGTTCGCTAATGCTAAGCCAATGGATGACCGTGGGTACTATTGGCTATGTATCCACACCGCTTGTTCATACAATCAATCGTACACAATACAGGAGCTTGACCAATTAAACTGGCTAACCGAAGACTACAAAATGAACTTGCAAGAAGAAAGTCTGGATACTATTTCAGTAGACAAAATGACCTTAAGGGACAGAGCACAGTGGACGATACAGAATCTACCAGCACTGATAGCGGATGCAAAGGACCTGAGGTTCAAGACGGAGGCAGAAAAACCAGTAACTCTGCTGGCCTGTTGCCTAGAGCTGCAAGGGTACTCCGAGGCGGAGGGTGAGTACTTATCAAGGTTACCTATACCAGTAGACGGGAGTAACAATGGATGGCAACACCTAGCTGCTATGTCTAAGGACAGTCAAGCAGGGGAGTTAGTGTCTATCGTACCCCAGAAGATCCAGAAGGACTTCTATGTACAGGTAGCTAAGAGGTTGATTGATCGTATGCCTGAGTGGTTTGCTAAGCGAGACATACCCATGAAAGCTATCCGTAAAGGAATTGCTAAACGTGGGGCTATGACTAGAGCATACTCTGCAGGTCAACGTAAGATAGCAGAGAACATGTACTACGATTGTAAGACTGAAGGGTACACTAAGAAGTATAAGATAAGCAAAGAAGACTGCGACTTGCTCGCTAAGAATCTAATCCTTGCTATCAATGATACTTGTGTAGGCCCCCTAAAGACCATGAAGTTCCTACAGAAAGTAACGGACTTCATCATAGGTAGTGGTGAGACTTGCCTCCAATGGACTACACCCTCAGGGTTCCCTGTGATGTATGAAGTATGGAAGCAGAAGAACATGACTATCCGTGGTACAATACGTGGGCTAGGTCAGGTAGGGCACAGCATAAAGATACCTGTAACCACTAGCAGTGGTGACTTGATACCTTGCAGGAGATCTTTTGCTTCTGGGTGTTCACCTAACTTCGTACACTCTATGGATGCTGCACACATGGCTAAGGTAATCGAGACATTCTCAGGGAACTTCGGGGCTATACACGACTCCTTCTCTACCCATGCATGTGACGTAGATAAACTAGTAGAGCATACTAAGTGGCAGTTCGCTATGCTATACAACTGTGACAACTTCTTTAACAGGATAGAGTCGATGTTGATAGAGAACTTCAAAGGTTACAACGTAGCACAACCAGAGCTGGGAGACCTCAAGATAGAAGAGGTTGTTAGCTCAGACTATTTCTTTTCTTAATCTAAGGATTCAAAATGAGTAACGATAAAGTAGTAACAATGCCCGGTGTAGTAAACACTAGTGCCCGAGTAATAACAAGTAATGAGCTGAAGGCTGAGTCTAATTTACTAGATGACCTTCAGGCGTTGCTGGAAAAATACAACGGTAAAGTAACTAACCTATCAATGGTTGGTGCCCTTACCATCTATGCAAACCAAGTAATGCTTGGATCACTATTAGGAGAAGACGATGAGCTTTGAGATTATGGAAGACTTAGAAAATAAAGTAGTAGACTGGGGATATGATAAAGGTATCCTAACAGGGGGAGAAGCTACTAAACAGCGTAAGCTCAAGCAGTTCTCTAAGACAGAAGAAGAAGTGGCTGAGTTGCTTGATGCAATCCTAGCTGAAGATAAGGTGGAGGCTGTAGATGCTATCGGTGACATACTTGTTACACTTATTATGCAAGCAAGGCTTTGGAATACTAATCTATATGAGTGCCTCGATGAAGCTTACGAGGTTATCAGTAAACGAACTGGACGAATGGTTGATGGCATATTCGTTAAGGATAAATAAATGAACTTTAGTATTGGTACTTATATTATAAGCATAGATTTCCGTATGGGTGTAGGTCTTGACCTTGAGTTTGTAGACTCACGGCCCGTATGGACAATGAACAATAACACAGGAAACGTTAAGGCTATGTGCATGGAGGGTATGATTATCCTTGTGCCATTCGTTCTTATTTCAATTGGTAAAGTATACGACGAGGTAGGGTAATGAGTAAGAAATCATATAATATTATGAGACATGAGGGGATTGATGATATGGATTACGTGGAGGAGTTGGGCTTAGACCCTGCTCTTGCATACACCCCAGAGATCAATGAGGCTATCATCAAGAACATCGAAGCTAATAACTTCGTAGAGTTCATGGCTCAAGGTATGTCTGAAGCACAAGCAACACAACAGTCTGAAGAGCTAGCCAAACGTGGCAGAGCTAACGTAGCTAAAGGTACTGAGGTACTTGAAGGCAAAGGTTACTAAAAAAAAGAACCCCAATTAAGGGGTTCAATGGTACTACTGAGGGGCCCTTACGGGTCCCTCTTTTTTATTGTTATTGTTGTATTGGGGGTAAGAAGTCTAGCATGTCTACGTTAGCAGCATCATCCATCTGATACTGTAGTATCCTACTGTTAGTCCGTTTAACTTCAGCTTCAATACCCTTACGTCTACGGTTAGAATCTACAACAGCCTTGCTAATCTGACCTTGAATGTTATTGTAAAGCTCATCTTGTATAAACTGTTGAGCATCAAACAAAGTCTTGTACGTCCTGTACTGATTCAACTCTACACCGTCACGGCTAGGCTTACTCTGAAGGTCTTTAATGAACGACTCAGCTGCAGCCTTGCTTTTGTGTTCACCACTAAAGTTCTTACGTAAGGTGTCAACAACAAGGTCAGCAATGTCACCGTAGTCTTGCTCATCAATCATAGAGCTGCCAAACTTAGCAGACATATCACTGAAGTGCTTATACCCATCCTTGAGGTTCTCCTTTAGGCTAAGCTCTAGCCCTTCAAGCATCTTAGTATTTGTAACATTCTTGTAGAAGATCTGATTAATCTTACGCTCAACTGCTTCAAAAGAACCAAGGTCTGTTATGACAGCATCGAAGATCGGTAGGATATAAGGGTCACCACCTACTTCTCTACGTAGGGCATTCATACTTTGATCAGAGAATAACTCAGCCATAGTAGTCCCGTCCATGCTTTGAGCAAGGCTTGGTAGTATCTGTCCAGCTGCAACAGCTCCCATTCTACCACCCCTTTCAGCAGTAACATCAAATACCTTTTGCTTTTCCTTAACACTTACCTGTGTTTTAAGTGTACCTCTCTTGGCTTCTAAGGCAGCAACTCTATCCATGTTACCTGATTGCTTAGCCTTTTCTATAAGAACGTTAAGGTCTTTATCTTTAAACTCTCGACCACCTTTCTTTGTTCTAGCCTTAGCGGTTGTAGCTTTAGACTGCTTACCTGTGTACTGATAGGTAGTGCCACCGAATGTAACAGTGCCACCCAAAGGGTTAGTTGTTTCTAAAGCAAGGCCATACAGTGCAGAAGCACCTACCATTCGTTTAGCTAGAGTAGAGAAGTTTACAAGATCAGAGCCAAGGGTTTCCCGAAGGGCTGCTTCACGTACATCATTCAATAATACAGCTGCTTTAGTTACACCACCGAATCGAACAGAGGCTGCCCTTAGGTCACTGTCAGATACAACAGTATCATAGACAGACTCAACTAGGTTATGCATCTCCTGACCGTACGGGAAGGTCATCAAAGGGCCTTTAAGGAATGTCTTCTCGTTGTCTTTTGCAAGAGCAAGAGTAATCAGTTCCATTACCATAGGTATCTCATCTTCAGTATACCCGTGTTCTTTCATAAAGGTTTTGTCAGATAACGTAAGACCTGTGTAGTTTCCTTCAAGCAAAGAAACCATACGTTCTCTTAGTGCATCACGTAACTTACCACCAAACGCAGTACGGTTAGGTACATCATCGTAGATACCAAGAACTCTTTCTTCACCTTCAGCTCGAAGTACACCACCACGGTACATAGCTCCAACGTTACCAAGCATAGCCTGCATAGTAATCAAACCATTAGAGTTACCGTCCACCTCAATCGCATTGACTGAACTGTGGAAAGACTTACCACTACGGACTGCTTGATCGTAATCAGCAAGAGCCATCATGTAATCTAAGGTTTGTAAGGTATGCTTATGAGAATCCTTAGCATCAGATAGACTTTCAAACAAAGCTTTTAAGTCTGGGTCTGCATTAACTAGTTGGATAATAGAAGTGTTGTTGATACCTTCGATACCTCGGATACCTTGGGCAGTTAAAGTAACTTTACTAAACCCAGATACACTTTCTTGAGGGTTAAGGTCACCAACTAGTTTAAGTAATTTATTACCTAAGCTAACTACAGCTCCGTATCTTGCAGACCTACGTACCATATTATCACGAGCTATCTTTATCTGAGTTTCAGGTACAAAGTCACCACCGTTAAAGAACATAGCTGAGAAACCTCTTAGCAATGCACGTTCTTGAGTAGAGTTACTTCCCGGTTTAATCTGGTACTTAACCCCTGAACCTATAATACCACGCATAAGATGGTTGTTCATGTAGCTGTTGTTCTGTATGACGTTGAATCGTGTAGTACCTGATTGGATATTAAAGGTATGATAGAAAGGTTTACCTGTGTACTTAGAGGCCATCATGCCTACTTCTAAGTTCTTATTAGCGTTGCTATAAAACTCAGGCTTAAGTCTAGAGCCAACAACCTGAGGGTTGCGTGAGCTAGCATCAGCTACAAGATCAGGGTTAGCCCCAACCTCATTAAGAAAGTCCTTAGGTCTCGTAAAAGTAATCCTAACTTCTTCTACCTTTTCCCTCTGCATTTTTAAATCAAAGATACGTTTAGTATTTTTATCCTTACTAGCAGGGTTTGTTACAATCATATCCTCTAGCTCTTCGATCATAATATCTATACGTTCAATCTTAGCAGCTTGTTTAGAAGCAATAGAAAGTATCTTATCAATCCTTTGACTACCCATGTCTACTATGTTATGAGTAAAGTTGTTACCGCCTCTAACTGGGTCAGTGGCAAGAGCAGCGGATAGCAAGGACATTCCAAGCGTACCCCTTCTGCTGTCGATAACATTAGCTACTTGAGCAGAGTTAACCTTAGCTTCATTGACAGTCTTTACATCTTTGTTAGGGTTAGAGCCAGACCTACTGCGCACCAGCTGACCTTCATTAGTATACTCACCTGATTCAGGCTTAATAAATAAGAAGTTTTTCTTTGGGTCTGGTAGGGTGTACCTTTGAACTTCGTCCTGAAGAATCTTACGGCCCATAGGAGTCAAGTGATACTGAGCTTCACCTCCAGCGCCTGTGGCTAAATCCTTAAACACCATACCGTTAGAGATAGCAGCATACTGTGCCATCATAACCTTACCAATCATCTCAAAGGTTTCAGGGGTAGTGTTACGGAAGTCTTCTACATACGAGTCAGTGTCTTCCCCCTTACGCTGAGATAAAGATCGTCTTAAGTTTTGGAACATATCTCTACCAAGACGAGCCATACTTACTTCACTCTTACCTTCAGCTGTTGGATCAAACGCCACTTCAGCTATACCTGCAACCTGTGTATCTCCTTGAGACCTTACAGCATCCTGCTCAAGCAAGAAGTTCTCTGTAATCATAGACATCAAAGGGACCATAGTAGGTTCAACTATGTATGGTTGTTGGTTGGTCAGGGTGTCAGGGTTGTTAAGGTAACCCTCGGGGGTAAGGCTTACTTCCTCTGATACAAACATTGGGTTAGGTACAGAAAGCCCGCCTAATAGTTTACTGGATGTAAAGATAGAAGCTGGTGATAAGACTAAGCTTTCACCCTTCTTACCAGTCATCATTGGTTTATCTTCTGAAGCTTCCACTTTTCTTTTACTAAGAGACTCTAGCTCTGTTTCAAACTCAGGAGTTCCTATGGCAGAGGGGACACTAGGTGTGTCTCTGACTGGAAAGTTAATCATATCCCTGCCAGCAGCAGCTTGAGTATAGCCATCAAGTCGGCTGTAAGTTACTTCGCCTACAGCTTCACGAAGGCCAGACAAGTCAGACGCAACCCCTAAGTGCTCCTGCATACTAGGTGTTCTCTCTGACTCTCTTTGTAATCGCTCTAAGTTATCTACTGGTTGAGCATTAGGATCAGTAAAAGCTTCAGGGCCTGTGGCCGCTTGTACAGTCGCATAAGCAGACTCAAGGCTTCCCGGGATAATACTACCAGCTTCTTCTTCTAATGCGTAGGAAGCAGCTAATGCTGTCTCCATTTGATCTAATGCACTCAAAGTTTCTACTGGCGTATCTACAGATGCACCCTCAAGTACAGGGCCATCAATGTAACCTCCCTCTATGAGTAAACGTTCTTGCTCTTCAGGGCTTAAGGTTGGGGCTTCCTGCCCCTGTGCTTCATCCTGTGATACTTGAGTGTCCCTAGCCAACTGCTCTGCTAGGTCTAATCGTTTAGCTTTAGCCTCAGCTTCAGACTCAAACCCCTGTCCTACTAGTGTTGGGTTAATAGCCATTAATAATCATCTCCTGTTATCCATTGTGCTTCTACCATATTATTGTAGACGTGATGTTTAAAGGGAGCAAAGACTGGTACCAGACCTACGCCTGACTTTACCGTAGCCCTTGAGTCTCCTTCAATTACACCATGCACGAGTTTATATACGTTCTCGAAGATACCGGAAGCCGGAGCTTCACCTGTACCGAAGTTCCATACAGCTTCACCGATGGTCCTACTTCTGTCTTCGTATAGTGGGAATAGTAAGTTGTTACTTAGTACTCTTTCAGTTGTTCCTAAGATACCTGAAGAGTATAAAGCTCTTAAGTACTTTTCATTATCCTCTAAATACGGAGATGACTCACCGAACTTTATAAGGTCTTTAAGGTGTTGAGCTGCATAGCCAAGCATTAGCATAGACATGAGCGTTGCAAAGGTAGAGTATCTAAACCCTGGAGTAGAGTTCTTGATTGAATCCCACATCCTTGGTATATGATGTGCAGTAAACTTAGATGTAAAGCCTTGGAACTGTGTGAACATAGCTAGGTGTGGGTCACTGTAGAACAGAGGTCTACCCATAGCATCTGGCAAAGGCACAGCTTCATTGATAAAGTTAAACAAACCATTATCAAACTGTCTTTCCCAAGCTGCCATAGTCTCTGGGCTAGTGTCCCCATTAGTAATCCTTAGTGATAAGTCTAACATTTTATCAACAGGGATACCCATCTTCTCTAGGTGTCTACGGGACTCTCTGACTTCATTAGTATCCACAGTACCCTGATTAATTATGTCAAGGTTTCTGATTAAGAAGTCATTAAAAAAAGAAGCTCTGACTGTACGTGTAGCATTAGTAATAGCATTCAAACCAATAACCTTAAAGAACGAGTCCATAAGAGATCGAGTCATCTTGTTAGTTTCAGATACACCTACTAGCTGAGCCTGACCAGTCCTTGCAGGACCAAAGCCTACTCTTCTATTCAAACCACTAGGGTCGTCATACTGTACATAACGTGGGTCTCTAGCTGCTTCCTGTTCACGAGACTTAATCTTAGTTTCAAAGTTACTACGTTGAGGGACTACTCTTGTAAGTCTACCAACTTCAGCAAAGTACTCAAACATCTCACGACCAAGGATAAGACCTAACGAACCTACGTTCTTATTAAGAGTCTTTATGTCAACACCTAGTGGTGTTAATGCAAACTCAACAAGAGACATTGGAGCTGCTAGCCCTAGCATAGTTAAGGTAGCTGTTAAGGTTATAGCTTTCTGTGTACCTCTAAGTGCATCACTTTCGATACGCTTATAGTTACCAGAGTCAGCGTTAATAAGATCTCTAACACCCTTGGCAAGATCAGAAGCAGTTGCATTAGCCTCAGCTTCCCTTTCTGAACCTGCTTCAGCACCCTTGCTAAGTTCTGCATAAACCTTTTCCATCATAGATGTAAGAAGTTTACTATCAGAACCTACGAACTTAGTCATAGTCATGTAACGAGATGCAGACTTCATGGCATTCTCAGTGTTCTCAAAGAGATTCTGCTCAAAGAACTCATCAAACTTAACGTTATCTGATATGTCTAGGGTTCTACGCTTGTGAGTCTTAGGGACTAGTCCACCTTTAGTTAAGTCAAAAGCTTCGTCTAAGGTATGTATCTCAGCATTATCTAACAAAGAGTTAGTTATCTCAGATGCAAACTCAATAGACAACCCTTTCTCTGAAACAAGAAGTTGTATAAACTTATCTTTGTTCTTAGAGATAGCACTCTTAAGGAACCCTTTACTTCTAAAGATGTGATCCTGAAGATCACCAATAGTGTACGGCTCCCCTGCTTGACGTTGCCTAGCAGTCACACCTTCGTACATAGATCTATCTACAGAGTAAAACTCTTGTAGTAGTTCTTTAATCTGACTTGAGTTCTCTTGGAACTTAGGGTTAGCTAAGTTATCCCAATCAATAGCAGCAACTATTTGATCAGCTGTCATCCAAGTTGCATTAGTATCTTCGTTAGCTGTTATAGGTTTAACATGTGTGTTAAAGAAGCTATACATTAAGGTAGATAGTTCCTTGCGCATAGCACCAGAACCTTTTGCTTCTAACTTAAACTTAGAATATAGATTTTCAACAGGTGTAAGCAAAGATTCAAAAGTTCTAAAGTTACCTACCTTATCACTATGGAAATCAACACCACCATGTACCTTCTTATCCCTACCGCCCATCATGTCATACAGTTTTCTAAGAGTAGGGCTACGATCTAAGATGTCTTTGGTAAACAAAGTATCTCTTGCATCCCTTAGTAGAAAGCCTGCATCTTTAAGGCCATCACCAAGGTTCTCGGTAACAGTTTTCCCGTCACTTTGTACTTGCCCTGCGTCAGCTCTCTCTGTAAAAGAAAGACCTTCACCCTCTGGTTTAATCTTACCCTCTGGTGCTTCAGTTTCAGTAGCCTCAGGGGCCTTAGAGGCCTTAGAGTCTTCCCATTCTTGTCGAATAACTTCGTCTAAGTCTGCAACTCTACCATTAGCATCTCTGGCTTCTGCCTTGTAGCCTTCAGTGGCATCATCAAACATGCCATCATACTTAGCCATAGCAACAGATGCATCTTTCCATTGACCTGCTTCCCATACACCACCGGGTGTAGCAAAAGCAGAACCCATCATGCCTCCAGCAATAAGGGCATTAGTCATTCTATGCTGTAGCTCATCAAAGTCCCAAGTCTTTTCAGACCCAAGGACTGCTGCAGTGTACTGTGTAAGTTCCTGAAACATCTCAGTGCTGCCCTCAAAGGCTGCACCAGTAGTCAGTCTACCAGCAAGTCGTTTAACTAAGGCACCCTTCTGTAACTGTGTGTTAGCAAACTTAGCTGCATCGTCTGCATAGCTAGATATCTGCCTCTTAGTCATAGAAGCTAGTGCAACAGTAGCCTGTTCTTTACTAAGACCTCTGGCAGTAGCCGCAGCTTGTTGTTCTACAGGCAGTAAGGCAGCAGCTCTGGCTCTTTGAGGCCCTTGGGCTCTCATAACCATACGAACAGCTTCCTCTTTACCCTCTTTAGTGATAAACTGTGAAGGTCTAATGATACCCATAGCACCTTTGATACCAAATACGTCCAGTGCAGCAGCAATAGCGCCACCAGCGATAGCAATACCATAGCTTTTGTCGTCTTGCTCACCTTCCATCTCGTCTAGTATCATACCTGAGTACATAGCTACGGGTATAGTAAGACTACCACCCATAGTTACCCCAGCAGATGCAATAGATGCAACAGTAACACCCATAAACGGCAGAGAAGTTGCTAAGTTGTTACCAAGAAACTCTCCAACCTGTCCAATATCAGTAAAGTCTACGTCTCTGTAGTCTAAACGGACCCCAGGGGACTCTGCTAGCTGACTCTTAGAGTATGCAATGCCACCTAACAGGTAAGCTTCAGCATCATCGTAGCCTAGTATATCAGAACCCATGACAGCTACCTGTTTAAAGGAGTTACCTACCATAGTTACTGCAGAATCCCATGACTGGGACATAGGGTGTATAGCTCTACCTTCCATATCGGATGCGTAGTTACGAAGAACTACACCAGAGAACAGTTCAGGGGCTCTAGCATACTCTCTTTCGTTGAGAGCTAGCTTCTTAGCTACATACTCACCACCTGAGTTCTCAAGACCTGAAGCTCTGATGATAGCAGCTGCTCTCTCTACCGTAGACAGTTTAGTGTCGGGGTCTTTACCTGCTCTAGCCGCTAGGCCATACAGGTAACGAGAGTAATCTTCATCACTCATCATCATGTCAGTCTTGCCAATAAACTTAGGCTTAGCTATACCAGATGATACTAAGAAGTTTTGAAAAGAGTTACCATCTTTGTCAACTAAGTCACCGATCTTTCGGCCATACCCAGCTTTCTTGTCGGTAGTCTTAGCGTTAGTGAATCCATACTCGTTTGCAAGACTAGCTACGTATTGTTTAGTAACTTGACCAGAGGCTTCACCCATCTGATACCCGCTTTGTCTAAGGAACTTCTCAACTTCCGCTAAGTCTATCCCTTCGAATCGGTAGCTTTGACCAGTCTCTTTATCACGGAAAGTATCACCATCAACCAGCTTGTACCCTGAGTCACCGATGTCATAGTCGGCTTTGGAAAAGGCAGCCTCAGGTGCTGCTCTCCTCTTTTCTGAATGAGCAGCTACAGCGTCTGATACTTTCTTCATTCGTCTGTGTACGCCACTATCAGTTTCTAATGAGTTGCGGTAATCTTTGTTATCAAGAAACTCTAAGGATGCTTGATTGTAGTTACCTTCATTAAGTAGTTTTATAAAATTGGGAGAATGTCCTAAGTCACCTCGGTACTCAGCTTGTATAAGCTCAGCCTGAAGTTCCTTTGGGTATGTCCCAAGATTAGGTATTCTTGATTGTGCTCTATCTACGTGGTGCTGGTATGCGGCTTCAAAGCCCTTCTCAATCCACTCACCTGTCTGACCTACACCTTGGGTAGTGATACCTTTAGTGTCGGTGTAAGGGGTAGCAACGTACCCCTCCTCTTCCACAACTCTCTGCTCAGCATACGTAAGAGGACGACCAATGTTCGCCTCTACTTGTGCTATAGCGTCTGATCCGTGGTAGACTTCCTTGTCCACCTTCATATCAACTGTAGGATTTAAGTCAGAACTTACATCGTCTATGTAGCCTTGCTCTATTAATTGCTCTTGTGTTAACTTAGTGTCGTCGTTCATTCCGACTATCTCCTATGTTTAATAATTTATTTAACTTACAGTTTTGGAACTATATCTTTTAATGAACCAGCATTAAACTTGCTAGATGTATTGCCTAGTGACATTACCCAAAGAAGTTGAGGTGATGCTGCTTCCTCATTACCTTTCTTAACAGAAGCGTCTGAGGCACCTAACCAGTGCTTTGTAAACGCAGTACCTTGAGCTGCTTCCTGTTCATTATAAAGTCTTTCTAAGTTAGACCACATAGCCGTTTTATTAATACGATTAGGGTCCATCTTATTATAATCAGCAAAAGCTGACTTTAAGTTTTTAACTTTATTAGAAGCTTTACTAAAGACATTAATTCCAGTTTTATCTGTAGCGCCTTTAAGCTTAGGTATTGCTAAGAAACCATCAGATATTCTGTTTCGAGAATCTGATTTAATCTGTTGCATCTCTAAGAAACCTGCAAGTTGTTTAGAGCCTGCACTGCTTCTTCCATCAGCAATAGCAATAGCGTACTGCTCTATACCATTGTTCAACGCTAGTCTCATTTCAGGGGTATCGTAGTTAGTGTTAGCCGGTAACATGCTTGTAAACAAAGTAACACCGCCTTCAAGCTGTGAGGTAGTTAAGCTACCCTTTATACGAGCGTCAAGGGCCTTTTCGTCTTTACTTTCAAGACCTCTTCTTTGAGCAACGTTGCTGACTACGCTATCAATAGTGTTACTAAGGTTATCGGACACATACGAAGTTAATTCTTTTTGTATGTCTTGAGAAGTGTCACCCTTACCTAAAATATACTGACCATCAGTCATCTGCCTTAAAGCCGCAACAGATACTACACGGTTCTCTGGGGTTAACCCAAAGACTTCTGGGTTGTCAAGTGAAATAAGCTGACCGTTCTTAGAGAAAGAACCCGTAAGGTTTCTTTGATTTACGGTGTCGTATATCTCAGCAGTCTTAGAGAAATCAATTGACTGATCATCCATTAGTTTCTTCCGTGCAGCTATAACTTCCTTACCGTATATCTTTTCTAATTCAAAGTCTTGTTTCTTCTGAGCAGCTTCTTGCTTCCACTCATTCTCAAGGACTTGACCAGCAAAGGTTACACCATCGTAGCCTACAGCTCTTGAAGCTATGTAAGCAAAGAGAGTCCTACGGACCTTAGGGTCATCAAGCTGTTCTTTAAAGAAACCAGAGACACCGTTCCACACACGCTTAAGGAATGACTCCTCAGGTTCATCATCTTCCTTTTCACCAAGGTTTTCGATAACCTTATCAGCATCCTTCTTAAGAGTAGGTTCAATTGTTTTAACAACTGTTTCAGCTTCTTTAACTGTAATCTCTTTCTCAGCCTCAGCGTTAGCAGCCTCTTGCTCTACTAAATCCTCTTCACCGTCTTGATAGAAAGGGGAAAGGTTATTAGCAATCCTTTTCTCAGCATGTGCTTTAGCTTTGTCTATAATAGACTGAGGTGGCAACGAGCCTTCAGGTAAGTTCCTAAGAACCTCTATCTCTTCTGCAGTTAACCCCGGGATCATAGATGGTACAAGTACTTCACCATTCCCAAAGTTTACACCTATGCTTAACTCAGTTCTTAAAGAGTTATCATTGCCCTTAATAGGGCCAAGGAATCCTTTCGTTGACTTTGTAGTACCGTCAGGTCGAAGGAGGGAAGGGTCTACTACAGGTTCAACCACGGGGATATTAGATCCTTCTGGTTTAGGTACATTTGGCTCAAGGGTGAAAGGTTGTTCTTCAGTATACTCATCTACAGTATCATTAGTGAGAGATTGATAGTAACCAATAGGGTCTCTCTCTAGAAGAGCTAAAGCCTTAGGGTCCGCCTCAATACGCTTTCTAACATCATCTCTATCAAAGTAGTCTCTAACTTCTACAGTAAGCTCTCTTTGACTTTCTTGATCTGGAGTGTCTGTAAAGTAGCCTGATGCTCTGTTAAATAAACCTCCGCCTAAAATAGCTTTAGACTTCATACCACCTTTAGTTGGAAGGCCTCCGCTAGCTAAGGGTTGAATAGCTCGATCGTAAAGGGCTCTTGTATTAACGACTCTAGTAGAGCCTTCTACGTCTGCGTCAAACTGAGACTGATCTTCCCCACGTACAGTAGGGGGTGCGTTTAACTCAACTTGATACTTCGGTACATCTGGGAGCCGATAAGGGCCGGAAGACTCAGGTACTACTGGTTCAGGTGCTTCAGGTAAACCTTGAGCAGATTCTCCTAACACTACCTGTTCAGGTGGACGTAGGACAAAGTTATCAGAGTTTGGAAGAGGAGCAGCTGTAGGTATTGTAGGCTGAGGTATGTTCATTTGCACAGGGGGTACAACACCGATGTTATCAAAAGACTCTGGTGTATACTGTTGGTTAAATGCTGTGTCTACTGGCATTAGCTTAGATGGGTCCATATTTTGCTGGAATGCTAATTCCTGAGAGGTCTCTTGTAGCGGAATAGACTGCTGAGGTGCCATAGGTATCTGAACCTGAGGGATCTGCTGTTGTGTCATTTGAGGAACTTGGAATCTATTTACATCCTCCGCATCCATATCATCCACTAGGCCCCTAAGGAGCTTTGATAAATCTGTTATATTAGACATATTAGTCTCCTTTAAATAAACCTACGAGGACCACCGCCACCAGATTGCTTCATTCGTTGTTGACGATTCAAAGCTGCTCTTTGGTACGGACTAACTTGTTCTTGTCCTGAACCTTTAAGTGCAAGGCTTGGGCCTTGTTGTATTTGTGCTTGCGGCTGTGGTTTCATCAAGCCAATTGCACCTTGAGCTGCTATGGTTTTAGCAGTGTCACTTGTCAAAGCTTCTTTGCCTTTAGCCATAGCAGCATTAGTCATAGCACCTACCTTACTAGCACCTATTTTACTACCCATAGTACCTGTGTGTGCAATACCAGTGGAAGTGTTTATAGCTGCTCCGGGTAGTACTGATTGAATACCTACTGGTGCTGCCATAGAAGATGCTGCTGGCGCTGCCAGTGCTGTAGGTGCTGCCAGTGCTGTAGGTGCAGCCCCCATGCCTGCTACGCCTGCGCCTGATATACCTGTTGTCATTACGGGAGCTACTGCTCCTGTTGCTGCTCCTGCTGTACCAGCTCCTACTGCTCCTGCTGTACCAGCTCCAGCTCCTGCTGCACCACCTATACCCATCATCGGTGCTGCTATTGGCGCTAGTAGTCCAGCACCTAGGCCCATAAGAGCTCCTTTCTTTCTATCTTCTGGGTTAGCCAAAGCACCTAATGCTGCCCCACCTAACGCTAATGTTGCCATAGTTGCAAAACTCATACGTCTACTCCTAGTAATTTGTAGTTTGGCTCTTCGAGGCCAATAGAAGAATACGAGGGAGCTGTTACTTCCTCTTCTAGTTTGTCTAGGTTTTCTTCACTTTTAATTGTTGTTATGTGTACGTTAAGAATAACCGAATCTTCTAACGCATAAAATGCTCTTTTAGAACCTGCAGGTGCAGCCCAAGTACTAGGGGCTGTTATTATCTTGCGACCTTTTTCAGAAACAACAGACATACTTCCTTTAATTAATGTTATAATATGGGGGTGCCTATGTAATGCACCTGTAATAACCATACCCTTAGGTACACTTAACTCTCTTCCATATAAACATAAATCGTTAAAGTCTTTTATAGGGTCTGTAAAGTAATGATTAAGACCTGTTTGATCCATGTTATCTTCAACTTCTCCAGACTCTATTGAATCTTTAATAGCTTCTTCTAAATAAGATACACTTGCTTTTAGTTTTAAATCTGTTGTCATAGGATTACTTAGGTCCTTAGGAGGTTTACTTACCCCCTCCTGATTGTTTAGTTATACTACCGAAGTCAATACCACTAAGCATGCTAGATGCATCTCGTAGGTTTTGTCTCGGTGCATCCTGCTCAAATTCAAATCGTTCTCTATCAGCATCAATATCTGCTTGACCGTAACCTTCATAACCAGCACCAACATCACGTAGGATTTGACTACCTTTAAGAGATGCGTCTTGCAAGCTACCTAGCTGTCTAAACATATCACCCTGATAGGCCCTGTTAGAGTCTACCATTCCTTGAAGAGCCTTAGTTCTTGTATCACCTACAGAAGATGCTAGCTCGCCTGCAGCTGAAGACTTAAGTAAAGCAGCACGGTCACCACCAAAGGCACCTGCATTAACCGCAGCAGTATTAAGTCCAGGGATTGTCTCTTCGTTAAATTGTTTCATCAGAGGGTTAGTCAAGGCATCCAAGTACTCTCCGGTTCGTGGATCATTCATCGGATCGTAAGCCATTGCATCTTGGAACCTGTCAGCAGCTGTGCCAGCTAAGGCACCAGCAGAACCCGCAGCCCCACGTTGAGCCTCTAGTCCTTGGACAGAAGCAGCGTCACGTTCAGCTAGTGTACTACCTCCATAGAAGTCTTGGGGCCCAAAGCCTTCCATCTGATTTGCATAGCCTAGTTGTTTTTCAAGTATTCGTCTTTGTTCTGGAGAAGGTCCAGTAGTAGAAGTACCACCACCACCCTTATAGTTAATCATATAGTTATCAGTAATCGCCCCAACTTCTGCGTCATACTCATTAAACTGTTTAGATCTTTTTCCTTTAAGTTTCATTAGTTGATCCTTTATCTATTGTTGGTTCCCTCAGAGACTTACCTAATACGGTGTATCTATCTGAGTACCCATGTTTCTTTAAGGCTCTTAGCCAACCCTTTCGACCTATCACTTGCATGTCGTCACAGTCATTAAAGATTGCCCATCGTTCTATGTATTCGACTTCACCTAAAGCTTCCGCTACGCCTTCTCCTGATTCACCACCAAGGTAGGTTATTTCACAAGTACGTTTTAGCGGGTAGTCTATGACTTGGGTGACAACAGTAGCAACAAACTTCTCGCCTATAGTCCCTAGCCATATTTGCTTACTACCCGATACAAGCTCTTCGATTACGTGTTCTACTTTACGCTCTCCATATCCGAATCTTAAGGCAGACTCGATGTGCTTTAGGGTTAGTGCAGGCATATCTTTAAAGTGTTCTTGTGTCCACATGCAAAGCATATAGTCCTCCAGTTGTTACGGTTTAGTTGGAAACGAGACCTGAGACAATGCAGTTGCATCTACTGAGTTAGCAGGTAGATCCCTTAAGGCTTGTCTATATACAGCCCACTCTGTTTTCTTCTCATCAGACAAAGGGCTATCAGGCATCTGAGTCCAATCGCTCATCATAAGGTAGGACTCTCTCATCCCTCGTACAGCTCTGTCTAAGGTAGCTTTAGCTTCTGAGGGACTAGTGGTACCCTCAAGGAAGACACCGCCTATAAAGTACTTATGAGAGGCCTCAGGGGTACCTACGGTATAGCTCTCAGTACCTGAGTGATTATACTCAATGTTTTCTTCGTTACAAATTAAAGTCTTTTTAATAAGACCTGTATCCGTATCATATACAACGTAGTTAGTACTCATTTCTTAGTCTCCAGTATATCTAACGTAGCATCAATAGCGTTAACACCCCAAGCAGTTCCGCTTTCTAATACTTTAAAAATTAAAGAAGTTTCTATTCGAGTAGTCCCTGAAGGAGGGGTAGACAAGAAATCAATAATGTGAGCATTAGTGTTACGATGAGTCGCTGTTACATTAAAGTTAACTTCTTGGTTAGTCGATAGTAATGTGGTTACATTGTAGTACTTAACCTGAACTGTCACATCAAGCTTACAAAAGATATTAAACATAGAAACCGAGTTGTTATTATAGGCAGGTTGAAACCAAAGTTTACCTCTAATCCTAGTAGGTGCCCCGGAGTTATTTACATTCAACGTTACAGGCATAATTTCAGTGTTATCATCCTCTTCATAGTAAGTATTAATAGCCGTCTTAGCAGAAGAAGGTACAGTAACAGCTTGACCTGCAATAGTTAAAGTATCTACAGATCCATTCTTAATGTAAGCGGTATCCATGTACACACCTGCAGGAACTGACTCACCCCCTACAGTAGTTGGGGTAGTAGTAACAACAAAAGGATTAGGTGTTGCTAGCTCATTCCAAATGTAACCACCTTGAGAAGCACCTGAAGACCTAAAATACTTTTTGGTTATAGTCGCCCAGTATATCTGACCTAAAGACCCTACTGTGCTGCTAGTGGGGCTGTACGGCCCTGTAAGATCAGGGCTAGGTGCTAGGTAAAACCTATCAGCTGCTATGGCAAACTCAGAGCCAGTAGTAGCATCATTGTATAAACCAAAGCCAGCTACCTTACCAGCCACATCAGTCTTAACTGTAAACTGAGATGTGAGTCCATTTATAGTAGAAGCTTGAGTTTGTATGCTAGCTGTGTTGTCCCCAACGGTAGTGTTTAAAGTAGATATTTTAGTAGCTGAAGCAGCGACTCCATCATCAGAGTCATTAACTAATGTTTCTACCACATCCAAAGCACTGGAAACAGCACTAAACCCTGTAGTAGGGTTATTAATAGTGGATTCTAAAGCACTAACTTTTGTAGCTGTAGCGTTAACTCCGTCATCTGTATCATTAACTAAAGTCTCTACAACATCTAAAGCATTAGCTGTAGCAGCAACTCCTGTAGTAGCATTATTAACTGTAGATTCTAAAGCACTGATCTTACTAGCTGAAGCAGCTACTCCGTCATCTGAATCATTAACTAAAGTCTCTACAACATCTAAAGCATTAGATGTAGCTGCAACTCCTGTAGTAGCATTATTGACTGTAGCCTCTAAAGAATTAAGTCTATTTGCAGAAACAGTAAGACCTGTGGTTGAGTCGTCAATTGCATTTTCAACAGCACTTAAATTGGTTACTGTAGCTGCAAGCCCGGTAGTAGGGTTATTTACAGTAGACTCTAATACACTAATCTTACTTGCAGAAGCTGAAACACCTGTAGAGGTGTTATTAACTAAAGTTTCTACAGAGTCTAATGCACTTGAAGTAGCTGTAACACCTGTGGTAGCATTGTTAACTGTAGATTCTAAAGCACTAATTTTATTAGCTGAAGCAGTAACTCCAGTGCCTGTAGCATTAACTAAAGTTTCTACTGTATCTAAAGCATTAGATGTAGCAGCAACACCAGTAGTAGCATTATTAACCGTAGACTCTAGTGTGCTTACTTTATTATTCAAGGCGGTAACACCAGTACTTGAGTTATTAACTAAGGTTTCTACAGAGTCTAATGCATTTGAAGTAGCTGTAACACCTGTGGTAGGGTCGTCAACTGTAGATTCTAAAGCACTAATTTTATTAGCTGAAGCAGTAACTCCAGTGCCTGTAGCATTAACTAAAGTTTCTACTGTATCTAATGCTTGCGAAGTAGCTGCAACACCAGTAGTAGCATCGTTAACTGTAGATTCTAAAGCGCTAATCTTACTTGCAGAAGCTGAAACACCAGTGTTTGAGTTGTTGACTAAAGTCTCCACAACATCTAAAGCATTTGATGTAGCTGTAACTCCTGTAGTAGCATTGTTAACTGTAGATTCTAAAGCACTAATCTTAGCAGCTGAAGCAGTAACGCCAGTGCCTGAAGCATTAACTAGTGTTTCTACTGTATCTAATGCTTGTGAGGTAGCAGTAACACCCGTAGCAGCATCATTGACTGTAGATTCTAAAGCACTAATTTTATTAGCTGAAGCAGTAACACCAGTAGAAGCGTTATTAACTAAAGTTTCTACAGAGTCTAATGCTTGCGAAGTAGCAACAACACCTGTAGTAGCATCATTGACTGTAGAGTTAAGGGCTGTAATAGCCTGAGCTGCAGCAGAAGAACTACCTGCAGTTACTGTATTAATTGCAGTAATATCTGCAGAGTTATCTGCTACCAAAGCACCTAAGCTAGAGTAGTCACCTAACACATCCCAAAAAGAAGTGTTCGTAGGTAAATTACCCGTAGTAGCTGCAGTCGCAATGTAAAGTTTATCAAGGTAAACAACTTGATCGTTAATAGCGTA